AACGAACTAATTATTTTGATTTAAAAAGAGATGAGACCATGGCTCTTAATGAGTATTTACAAAGTCCTATATCTGATAAAGATTTAAAGTCGAACCCCCCTGTTAAAAAAATAGATATGTCAAAAAGAAAGATAGGCAAAATATCTGTAAAAAAAGATAAACCAAGTATAATGGATTTACCTACTAATAAAGAGACTAAAAAAAAGAACAAATCTAAAAATATTAAAACTGCTGATTTAGGTAGTTTTATGAACTTTATGGACTCTTATTTAATGGATGGAGTAACCATAGGGGCTATACTAGGAAGTGGATACACAGCACACGCTGTTAATAAAGCTAGAAAAATGTTAGACGACCGAGGAGGTCGTAAATATGGTAAAAAAGGCAAAGGTAAAAATTAATGGCTAAACATACTAAAGTTAAAAACAGTCAAAGCACTGGAAGTTTTTTAGGAGATTTAAAAAAAGCTATTACAGCTGGTGGTTCTAGTAAGTTAACTAAGAAAGTTAAAGTAAAAAAAGGTGATACTTTGGGTAGTATAGCTAAAGCAAATAATACAAGTTTAAAAATGTTAATGCAATTAAATCCTAAATTTGCAACAGGGCAAGGACCTAGTGGAAAATATGTTCAAAAATTTGGACCTATTTCTGAAGGAACTACCCAACAAAAAGAAATGCGTATTGGTAGTAATATAATAGTACCAGACCCACAATCGTTCCAAGGTGGTAGATTAAAACCAGTTAGAACAAAAAAGAAGACAGATGTCTATCAAAAGGTAACAAAACCAGAATTTAAAGAAATGGCACAGAAAATACCAAATCCTAAGCTAAAACGAGGAGCAATCACTATGGCTAAACATACTAAAGGAGCTGCTAATGGCGGCAAAAAAAAGAAATCAATTAAAAAAATGAGAAGTGGTGGAATGAAAATGACCAAAGGCATGGCTAGAGGTGGAGCCAAGACTAAAATGAGAGCGGGCGGCACTAAGATGACTAAGGGATATGCGAGGGGCGGAGCAATTAGACGTAGATAATGCCCTACCTCATAAGTAACGTGCCTCATTTTAAGTGTTGGGTACGTAGGGAGTTTACGTGTAATCATCAAAGGTACCATGGAGAGTTTCTTCATGCAATGGTTATAGCAGTAAACACTATTCCCGATAGGTCGCTAAGCTTCCAAGTTGTTTTCACTGGTTGCGAGGTAGACCGAGAAGATGGTCCTGATGAAAATGTTCATGGAGGAGCAATGTGGGCAAGGATGCCTATACAAGCCTTAGTTGCAGATATACCTGTAGATGAATGGGCAGAACCTATGGAAGACCATTTGTGTCAACCATGGGATTGCGAATCAAGAACACATAGCGTTGTAGTTATGGATAGGGTTAGTTCCTCACCATGGTTATGCAAGATTGATAATCAGTTTCATCAAGGTAAGTATTTGTTTACAGTTGACTATACAGAGAATGATATTGCAGATGACCCAGCACAACATAAGCAGTCTCACGTTTTGTACTTAACTGATGCAGGTAAGTGGACAGGTAACATTGTAGCATTACCTAATAATAGAGTAAGAGCAACAAGTCCTGCACTATGGAGAACAGGAGAAGGAGCACCTGATTTTAGTCCTTCACAGTGGACACACTCTGCAGAGTCACATGAATCTTACTTAGACCCTACAGTAACTTTTAATAACTTATATTCAGATGGTAGCAAAATTAGAAACAATAAGAAAAAAAATTAAGCAAAAGAAAAAGCTTGGTTTTTCTGAAAGAGCAAGAGCAGTCAACAAAGGGCTGCTCCCATCTAAAGCTAAGAAGAAAAGAAAGACATAATGCCACACTATACTAAACCATTAAGAAAAGTCATAGGTAAACTAAAGAAAGCATCTAAGGCTCATGCTAAACAAGCTAAAGTTTTAAGTAAAATAGAAAAAGACCAAAGAACAAGATACAAGAGCACTCATGGCAAAAAGAAAAAAAAGTGACCCAAAAGTTGGCACAGGTAAAAAACCAAAAGGCTCAGGACGACGTTTATATACAGACGAGAATCCTAAGGACACAGTCAGCATTAAATTTGCTACCCCTGCTGACGCCAGAGCAACAGTTGCGAAAGTTAAAAGAGTCAATAAACCATATGCGAGAAAGATACAAATACTTACAGTCATGGAGCAACGAGCAAAAGTGATGGGCAAAAGCCAAGTTGTAAGTATAGCTAAAAAAGCAAAAGAAAGTTTAAAGAGGGCAAATGAA